ATGGCACATATAAACAGCAATGGGATTCAGATGAGATAATGCACAGAAACGCCCCAAATTTAGATCCTATGGATGGATTAATTTTTGGGACTCCTATTGCCACATCGCTGCAAAAACCGCTCTCAAACATTGAAATAGCCTATGAGAGCCGGAATGTAATAATGAAGAACCGAGGTTTCAGGGCTGCCATTACCTCCGAAAAAGGGGATGCATCTGGGGCTGTTCCTTTAATGGATACTGAAAAGGAAATAGTTCAGCAAGAAATGAAGGACTATGGTACAAGGGAAGGGCAAAAACAGTTCTTCTTTTCGACCATGCCATTAAAGGTTACTCCAATCGATCAGGACGTTATGAAACTTGGACTATTTGAAGAGATAGCCACAGGAGCCATGATCACTTGTAATGCCTTTGGGGTGCCTGAGATACTACTTAAACTCTATTTGCAGGGGGCTACATTCGAGAATCAGCAAGAAAGCGAGAGAAGACTTTATCAAGGAACAATCATCCCTGAGTCAGAGGATGATATGATTGCCTTGAATAGTTTCTTTGGATTGGATGATACAGAGTGGGAGTTATTCGGAACGTTTGACCATTTGGCGGTTCTTCAGAAGTCAGAAAAGGAAAAAGCTCAAGCCTATAAAGATACTTCTGTCTACATGGAACGTTTATTCCTTATAGGTGGGATAACTTTAAATATTTGGCTTGATGCCCTTGATTTGAGTAAGGTTCCAAAGGGTGACAGGACAATATTTGAAATGGAGGAAAGTGAGAGGGAAATTTTATTAAGGGTGTTAGCAAAAACCAGTATCAATGATGGAAAAAAAGAAGGAGAACAAGGAGGAGAAACAGAAAGTTGATAAGGAGGCTTTGAAGCGTTCTGTTAACATAAAGAATAAGCAATTGAAGGATCATAAAATTGTTAGAAAAGATGAGCAAGCTTGAAATACCAGTATTCGCAACTAAGAAAGAGTTGTTTTCCTTTTTGAAGGAGAAAAAAGAATTGCTTTACAACCAGAAGAAATTTGATAACAAATTTGGTGATGGGGTTGTATTCAAGAATGAAATTTTCAGTAAAAAGGACAATGCTTATAAGGCAGGTGTTATGGTCGATCCTAACATTGAAGAGTTGAAGGTTAAGGCCATTATTAACACTACCAACATTTTAGACAGCCATGACGATGTTCATTTACCTGGTCTTTGGAAGAAATCATTATCTGAAAATAAGATGATGCTTCATCTTCAAGAACACAATGTAGCTTTTGATAAAATCATAGCTGATGGGGGTGATCTAAGTGCATATACCAAAACCTATACATGGAAAGAGTTGGGTTACAACTTTGAGGGGAAAACAGAGGCTTTGGTGTTTGAATCGGTTGTTAGGAAGTCACGGAATCAGTATATGCATGGTCAATATGTTAATGGCTATGTAAAGAATCACAGTGTAGGGATGAGATATGTAAAGATGGTTCTTTGCGTAAATGACTGTGATGATATGGGAATGCAAGCAGAATACGAAGCTTGGGAAAAATACTTTCCTGAGATTGTAAATAAAGAAGCTGCCGAAGAGAGAGGATTCTTTTGGGCAATCAAAGAGGCAAAAGTAAGAGAAGGAAGCGCAGTTCCGATAGGGAGTAACTTTGCCACTCCAACATTGGAAACAGGAAAAGGTGAGCCGAGCAATCACTCACAGAATGAGCCGTCTGGTGACACTCAGGAAATTGACTATGCGTTTCTGGGGAATAATTTTAAACTTTAATTAATTCAAAAATGAAAAAGAGAACCAAGATTGAGATCGGTATAGGGTTGCTGATGGCTGGTATCATTTGCTTGTTGGGCAATTATGATGTTACAGCATTGTTAGCTCTAGGGGCTACAGTTCCGTTTTTAGGAAACGTAACTGAAGATGAAAAAAAGAAACAGGAGGAATTGTTAAAAACAATTCAGGATAAGGTTAAGGAAGTCGTGGCAGAATCACAGAAGGAGAATGTTAAAGCTTCTGACCTTGAGACGAAGATCAAAGAACTTAATGATCTTCAGAAAGATTTGAGTGAAGAGGCCAAGAAAGAGCTTAAAACAAAGCTTGATGAAATGGCTGCTAAGAACGATGCTCTTGTGGAAGACGTGAAGAAAGCCAATGATGCATTGAAGACCCAAAGCGAAGAGATCAAGAAATTGAAAGAGCAGGGTATGCCTCAAAATGATGCTAAGAAAGGCACATTGAGAGAGGCTATTAAGTCTGCAATCATGAAGTACCAAGACAAGGTACTGACCGAAAAAGATGATGCAGATGGCAAGAGATTCTCCATGAAGGAGTATTTCGAGCATGGTAACAAGACAAGTCCATCTTTCAAAATTGAGCACAGCGATCCTGATAAGGCCGTTGTTGATATGTTGGAATCCAACATTGTTCAAAGCAATGTTGCTACAGTTCGATTGACTGAGCTTGATCCAATGCGTGTTGGTATTCCTTTGACCATCTATCCTCATGTGATGGATGTAATGAAGGTTAAGAACATCCGTAGGCCAAACATGAGCTTACTTGTAGCTTATACCTACGAGGATGGAGCTGGAACTAAGACTGAAGGTAGTGCATCTACTAAGTCAAGCTTCCTGTTCAAGACTGTTGAGTTCAAGTCCTTCTACATTGCTACTCATTTCGTGTTATCTGATGAGACATTGGATGATTTGGATGAGGCATTGGATGAAATCTCAATTGTTGCTCCGGATAAGATTCTTGATCAGATCGACAGCAAGATATTGAGTGCATCCGGTGATGATTCAACTGATATAGCTGGTTTGTTCACTGCAAACAAAATGACAGCTTATGCGAATCCTTTCACTGATATAATTGAAGGGGCTAACATTACAGATGTAATTATGGCCGCAAAGCTTCAAGCTGAGAACAATAAGCAGCGTCCTAATACTGTTTACATGAGCCCAAATGATGTTTATCTGCTATCAGCGGCTAAAAACACATTTGAAGATTCAAAGACAGATCGTAGGGTTGTTTATGACGTTATTGGAAATCCTGTAAGTGCTTGTGGACTTAGAATCATTATCAGTACTGAGGTCGCCCAAGGTGAGTTAGTTGTATTTGACAACAGACAAACATGGATCGGCCGTAGGAGAGAAATGACCATGGAGATTGGTTATAACGGTAGTGACTTGACTGAGGGACAGAAGACAGTTGTTCTTAAGATAAGAGTTGCGTTTGGTGTAAGAGATAAGGCAGCGGTTATTTATGTGTCTGATATTCCTGCTGCTATTGTTGGATTACAAACCACATAGTAAATGAAGATTCTTATATCAGGAACACCGAAAAAGGTAAACGATGTAAAAAAGTTACTCCGTTCATTCGGAGTAACTATTACTGATGTGCCTGAAGATGTGAAAGCTGAAACAGGTAAAGTTGACCCTCCTAAGAAAAAGGCGAAAGCCGCAAAGAAAACTAAAGCCAAAAAGACTTTTCAATAAGTTATGCTGATTACTGCCACGGACTTCGATTTTGATCAAATCCCTTACAACATACCGGATCATAAGACAGATGCGGGTGTTATTACTGAGGAGTTTTCCCAGTATGTGGATGATACGATTGAATTCATATTAAAGAAGATTCTTGGAATCGGCTTATATGATGATTTTGTTGCTGATTTGGCAGAAGATTATCCGGCACAAAAGTTTCTTGATCTTAGGAACGGTAAAAACTATAGCATTTCAGATGTTGAGTATGAATGGGTTGGGATGGTGAAACTTCTCACTCCATACATTTACGCTATGTGGTTAAGGGATACCTATGATAACCATACAAAGAACGGGATTGTAGTGGCAAAAAATGAAAATTCAGAATTTGTAAGTCCATCATTAAGGGTGTCTTTATCATGGAACAGGTTTGCTTCTATGGTAGGGGCAGACTACTCAATTAAGAATACTTTTTATGGGTTTCTTAAATTGAACTATGAGGATGATTACAGCAATTGGGTTTTTGATAATCCAGGTTATATGAACAGGTTCAACCTATGAATTATCTTGTAGATGATATAGGCACAGTTGTAACGGCTATGAGAAGTCAGGCTGTTAAGTTGTGGGATGAGAACCCAACTAGTCCGGTTGCTACTACTCCGTATTATTTGTATGGTCACAGGATGGAGATAAACAAGGAGTTGCTAGCGAAAGACAAAAGCAAAACCTTAAAATATCAAAAGTATCCTTTGGTTGCTTTGCGTATGGACTTTCCAGAAGAGCATCGTAATGGATTGATTGAGTTTACCTTGAATATGGCTATACTTCAAAAGACAGACGAAAACTATAATACAGCACAACGCTATGAGAATGTATTCAAGCCTGTTTTGTATCCATTGTTGGAGTCATTTTGGAGTCAGCTAAGGAACTCAGGATTATTTATCTGGGAGGGTGATCGACCAGAACATACGAAGCTTGACAGACCTTATTGGGGTATTTCAGAAACCGAGGGGAATGTTAGGAACATCTTTTCTGATCCTTTGGATGCTATAGAGTTAATTGATTTGAAATTGAAACAAAATATTAAATGTTAAGAAAATGAATGATTGCGATGTAGATAAAAAAGGGCTTGGTTTAAGCCAATGCAATAAGCTTCCAGCCCTAATTCGTAGCATGATCACAACCCCAGCGAGTTTTTATTTTACCGCTGCTCAGGTTGAATCAGCTACATTGATGGAGGCTGCTTTACAGGCAGCTATTTTGAACCCTGAAGCTTCACGGGTTCATGTGTGGCCAAACTTTGTGAGTTTTGAGAACTTATCGGAGGAGGCTGTTTACGAGGATACACCTTTGGCCTATTTGGCCGTAAGGGATGGTAACTACAGATTCAGATTTGGAATCAAAGAAAGTCTGTGTTTACATACCGCTATGTATACCCATAGGGCTACAAGTGGACGTGTATTCTTGTTTGATGTGGAGAATCAGCTAATCGGAACAAGTGATGCCGCTGGTAACTTCTACGGGTTGACTATTCAAATGCTGAATTCTGAAAAGCTGATTATATCAGACGGATCAGTTTCAACTAAGTCACCTATCCTGGTAGCCTTGTCTAATAACAAGGAGCTTGATGCTGATGGATCAATTATTTCAGCACCATTTGTAAACACTGTAAATCGTCTTACTGACATCTTGTTGACTGTGGTTAGTGCCTCAGACAGTGAGATTGTAGTAAGGGCAGCCGTTGAGTGTGATAATACTGCATTGAATGGCCTTGAAACCGCTGACTTTATCTTTTTGGATTCAGATGGTTCCAGCCAGACAATAAGCGGTTCAAGTGAGGCTGATGGTGTTTATACGCTAACAGGATCTAGCTGGACTTCTGGAACATTGAAGCTTGCTGCTCCTGCTGACTTAAGTGTACAGGCGTATGAAAGCAATATTGCAACAGTAACCATAGCTACCTAAAGTATGAGACGCATAAACGATGTGCGTCAGGGAATCACATGGGGAGAATTCAAG